AGGAAGACGAAAAAGGAGACATCAAACCAGGAAATTTTATTAACTTACCTTACTATAACAATGGTGAGTCTAGTAGATATGCTTTAGATAAAGATAATAATAAACTTAGTCTTACTAAATTTATAGAAGTAGCAGAGTCTTTAAGAATTAGTAAAGAAGATTTAGAAAAATTAGTAGAAGAAACTCACGCAAATATATTAAATGGAGCTGATCCAGAATTTGATGATGGTCCTCCATGTTTAGCTTTATGTTCTAAAGCTAAATTAGAAGATGGTAGGGATAGATTTATGTATAACTACATGGTCTTTGCTAAGAAAAAATACAAAGAGAAATGGCCAGATCAAGTATCTAAAGCAAACTATAGTTATCTTTCAGAACCTTGGGACAAATCTAAATTAGATTTAAAAATAAAAGCTTGGAAAGGTGAAACAGCAGGTCATACTTGTTATGAAGAACCAATCAAAGATAAGTGTATGCGTAGTCTATGTTATTCTAAACCTTTTGGAATAGCTTCAGATGGTGTTTCAATTTTTCCAGACATAACTAATTTTCAAATAATTAAATACGTAGAACCAGAATACAGATTCAATGTTGTTATGCCTAATGATGACAAACATGAAGTAGTAATACCTAACACTAAGTTAATGACTACTCAAAAAGAAGTACTAAATTTAATATGGGAACAAACAGGAGTTTATTTTGAACCTCTAAAACCAAAAGATTATAGATCAAAATTAAATGAATGGCGTGGTGTTGGTTGTGAAACAATCTATCCACCTAAAGGTACACAGATAAGTGACAGACTAAGAGAAGAATTATATCAATATTGTGTAAACGGACCACAGGCTAAACAAAGAGGTCAGATTAAAAATGGTGCTTGTTTTACTGAAGACAGTTTCCATTATTTTAAAATAACTTCTTTTATAGAACACTTAGGTAACAGTTGGAAAATACCAATTGAAAGAATTGCAAGACAATTAGAAAAAGATTGTAGTGTACAGTTTAATCACTCATTAAATGTAGATGGTAAAACTTTAAAAGTATGTAGAACTCCACAACTTCATATAGATCAAATAGAATATAAACCCGTGGAAAGAAAGGAAAGTAATTATTAATGAAACGTTATAAAGTTATAGGTCCTCCAGGAACTGGAAAAACAAGATCTTTATTACAAACTGTACAAAGATATAGAGATGAAGGTGTCGCCTTAGAAGACATTGGTTATTTTGCTTTTACTAGAAAAGCAGCTAATGAATCTAGAGATAGGTTCTTAAAAGTAAATACTGATCTTACTAAAAAAGACATACCATATTTTAAAACATTGCATTCGTTTGCTTTTAATCAATTAGGTTTAAAAGAAGAAAATGTTATGCAAGAAGAACATTACAAAAAAATTGGTGAGAGTTGTGGTATTCAAATTAAATATGCATCTCACGAAACCAATCAATGGAATGGTATATTCTCTTCCGACAGTGAGTATCTAAGTTTAATAAACTTGGCTGCAGTTAAACAAATATCACCTTTAGAACAGTTTGATTTAAATGAACATTTAACTTGGGTAGATAGATCTAAACTAGATGCCATAGCTAAAGAAATAGAAAATTATAAAAAAGTTTATGGTCTAATTGATTTTAATGACATGATTAAAAAGTTTTTAACCTCTGGTGGAGACAAAACATTTAAAGTTATTATTGTAGATGAAGCACAAGATTTATCTAGACTCCAATGGGATATGTTGGAAAAAATTATAGACAATAGTAAGGATAAAAATCCCCATGTATGGATAGCAGGAGACGATGACCAGGCTATATTTGGATGGGCTGGAGCAGATGTAAGATCTTTTATTCTTTGGAAAGGTGGAGAACTTAGACTAACTAAGTCTCAAAGAGTGCCTGTAGACATACAAACTAGAGCTCTAGACATTATAACTAGGGTAGGTGTAAACAGAATAGCTAAAGATTATTTACCTCGAGAAGAAAAAGGTGAGATTATAGAAAGGTTTAAATTATCTGACATCATTACCGATATGGAAAAAAGTGATTGGTTAATTCTAACTAGAACTAATTCATTATTAAAACCTATTCTTCCTCTTTTACGGAGACATGGTTTGTTTTTTGAAACTGCTCAAGGTAATAGTATAGGTAAATCTTTACACGAAGACATTGAAGTATGGAATAAGATGAGAGCTAATGAAGATGTAGTAGAAGTGCAATCTCAAAGAGTCAAGGAAAGAATGGATGTAGTAGACCTTAGTCTACCTTGGCAAAAAGCTTTTACTAAAGTTTCACCAACAAAATTAGATTACATGGACGCTATGATAACTAATGGTGAAGACTTAAATGAAGACCCAAGAATAAAAGTGTCTACTATTCACGGAGCAAAAGGAGGAGAAGCGACAAATGTAGTATTGTTTTTAAATCAAACTACTAATACCATTAAAGGAGCTAAGAAATCTATTGCTAAACAAGATGAAGAATATAGAGTTTGGTATGTAGGCGTGACTAGATCTATGCAAAACTTATACTTAATAAAATCAAACAATAAATCTAAGGAGTTTAAAATATAATGGCTTATTTAAATGCAAACATACCAGTAATAGAATGTTACGTAAGAGGTAATTTTCTAAGAGATCAAAAAGATTCACATGATAAATATTTTGAAGTAGGAGTATTTGGTTTTAGTTCTATTCCAAACAGAGTACCTATGTTTCATTTCTTAATGGAAGATGGTGGGTTGTGGTGGCGAGCACCTATCTCAGCTTTTTGTGACAGACCTGGAGTAAAAGAACTACCACTGGATGAATTAGTTATGTGGGATAGTTTTAGTTATAACGTAAGTGTTACAACTTTTTATGAACTAGCAGGTGCTACTATGCAGTATACATCTAGACGTAAGGTAAAACGTAAAGGTAAATATCTTTTTACAATAGATTGGTGTGCAGGAGACTTTAATGAATTAAATTTTGGTTATGCTGAGAAACCAGACCAACATAAATGCGGTCATGTAATTGCATTAGAGGATGGAAACTATGCAATACAGCCAAACAATAGACTTAAAATGTTTGATGCGTCTATGGGTGTTGATCCATCAAAAAATTTAATCAATAGATTAGTAAGCAGTAAAATATATTCTGTAGAAAACTCATCTAAATGGATTACCGATGAACATGAGAAAGGTAGCTACGATTATAAACTTAAAAATTTAAAGGAGGATAAATAATGAAACCATTAGTATTTAAAGCACAAACAGAATGGGTAAAACCTACTGAGTTTCCAGATCTAACTCAAGCAGAAACTATTGCAATAGATTTAGAAACATGTGATCCTGATTTAAAAACTAGTGGATCAGGTGCTGTGGTAGGTCGTGGTAAAGTTGTAGGGATTGCTGTAGCTGTAGATGGTTACTGTGGGTACTTTCCCTTTGATCATGAAGGTGGTGGTAACCTTGAAAAAAGTAAAGTAATTCAATGGTTTACAGAACTTTGTGCTTGTCCAGCAATAAAAGTTTTTCACAATGCAATGTATGATGTGTGTTGGATTAGGTCTATGGGAATAAAAATTAATGGACAAATTATTGACACTATGATTGCAGCATCACTTGTAAATGAAAATAGATTTAGATTTGATCTTAATAGTTTAGGTTGGGATTACTGTGGTCATGGTAAAAATGAAACAGAATTAAATCAAGTAGCAAAAGAATGGGGTCTAGATCCCAAAGCTGACATGTGGAAGTTACCTTCTATGTATGTTGGTAACTATGCTGAACGTGATGCAGAACTTACATTAAACTTATGGAAGGTAATGCAAAAAGAGTTAGTTGACCAGGACCTAGGATCTATTTTTGAATTAGAGACAGATTTATTTCCTTGTCTGGTTGATATGAAATTTAAGGGAGTACGTGTAAACGTTGAAGGAGCTCATACACTGAAGCAACAACTAGCATCCCAAGAAGAAAAATTACTCCAAAAAGTAAAAACAGAGACAGGAATAGAACCTCAAATATGGGCAGCACGATCGATTGCCAAAGTTTTTGATAAACTTGGATTAGAGTATGAACGTACTTTAAAAACACAAGCACCGTCTTTTACTAAAAATTTTCTTTCTACTCATAAACATCCTATAGTTAATCTTATAGCAAAGGCGAGAGAGATAAACAAGGCTCATACAACTTTTATAGATACTATTATAAAACATGAACACAATGGTCGTATTCATGCAGACATAAACCAAATTAGATCGGATAGTGGGGGAACTGTTACAGGAAGATTCTCTTATTCTAATCCGAATCTTCAACAAATTCCTGCTCGCAACAAGGACTTAGGTCCATTGATCCGATCCCTCTTTATTCCAGAGTCCGGTTGCGAATGGGGGTGTTTTGATTACTCACAACAAGAGCCAAGATTAGTAGTTCACTACGCATCTTTGGATCAAGACTCAAGCGTCTCGAATGTTAAAGACGCTTATGACGATGGTAATGCAGATTTTCATACCATTGTTGCAAAGATGGCTGACATACCAAGGGACCAGGCCAAGACAATTAATCTAGGTTTATTTTATGGTATGGGTAAAGCAAAACTACAAGCAGAGTTAGGTGTGTCTAAAGACAAAGCAGAAGAATTATTCTCAATCTATCACGAGAGAGTTCCTTTTGTTAAATCTTTAACAAGGTCTGTATCTAACAGAGCTCAACAACGTGGACAAATCAGAACTTTACTGGGTAGACTTTGTCGTTTTCATTTATGGGAACCCAATAGTTTTGGTATGCATAAAGCTTTACCATTTGACCAAGCTGTCCAGGAACATGGCCCAAGCATCAAGCGTGCTTATACTTACAAAGCATTAAACAAATTGATCCAGGGTAGTGCAGCAGACATGACAAAAAAATGTATGTTAGAGTTATATAAAGAAGGTATTGTTGCACATATACAAGTCCATGATGAACTTGATATATCTGTAGAAAGTGATAAACAAGCTAAGAGGATAGTAGAAATTATGGAATCTGCTGTTAGCCTAGA